ACACAGGCTCAGCGGTCCTCTGTCGCTCTTACTATCGACCAGGGACAAGGGACGCCTCACACAACCCACTTGAGGGAATCAATGTGACCTCAGGCGTGGCGCTCATAGACGAGTGTCAGACCCTTGGCGCTGAGGTAGCACATAAGGCTTTAGGGCGCTTAAGGTCAGGACCAACACCCACCCTCATCTTGGTGGGCTTGCCTGTGGCTGACGCTTGGTGGTGTCAAATGGCTGAGTCCGCTGGTATCCATCCCCTCCTCTTCACCTCCTATGTAAATCAAAACAACCTCAGCGCTGAGTGGTTCGAGGCTACCAAGCTCCTACCTGAGGATGAGCGTGAGGCCATGGTGATGAATAAGCCAAAGCCTCCCTCAGGCTTGGTTTATCAGGAGTTTGACAGTGCTCGACATGTCATAGATGACTTCACCTATCGTGAGGAGATGACCGCGCGCGTGGCGATAGACTGGGGCTTCAGAAAGCCAAGCGTCTTGATCATCGTGTTTGATGAGGAGCGTGAGGCGTCAATCATAGCTCATGAGATCAACCCACAGGAGGTCACCATAGCTCAGCTGTGTGAGATGATTCTGAGGGTGGCGTGGCCTCGCTCAGATAAAGACTCAGCACCTGGGCCACGAATATGGCTTGATAGTGGAGTGGCTGACAAAGCAGGCAAGGCTAGATCAGACCACACAGGGCGCTCAGCCTTCCGTGAGATGTCAAAGGAGGTGGGAGCGGGTGGCCTTGGAATGACTCTGAGGCACACCACAGACCCTGTGAGGGTGGACATCCTCAATGGGGTTCAACGCCTCAAGCGCGCCTTTGCTCGCAACCGCTATCTTATCACCAAGGAGGTCTGGGATAAGGGCGAGCGCGCCATAGGTAACAGCTTGAGGAAGGCGCTCCTGAGCTATGCGTGGGATTCTAAAGAGCAACCTAAGAAGGATGGGCGTGAGGATCCTCTTGATGCTCTGCGTTATGATTGCATCTTTCACTATTGGGCTGACGCTGTTCAGCGCTCAGCGTATACTCCAAGGCGCCGACCTAGCAGAGATAGAAAGGTTGGCATCTCTACCAACTCAAGGAGCTTCTAATGGCTGACCCCACCCTCACACCCAACCTCATTGAGAAGGTCTTAGACCCCTCCAACCTTGTGGCTGTTGTCACTGTGGGCCTCATGTATATGCTATGGCAGTTCACCAACAAGCGCTTTGACCTTGAGCGCCAAGAGCAGGAGGACATCATTGGGCGATTGGATGACTACCATGATGAGCTCCTCAAACTTGAGGGCCAGATTGAGGCTCTTAGAAAGCAGATCAATGAGCGAGGGTGAGCTTGACATTCAAGAGAGCTACCTCAACAGGGTAGACCTGACAGCTGATGAGCCCACCTCAGCCGTTGACCACCCCTCACACTATCACGCCCAGAGTGGTGTGGAAGTGATTGACGCTGTGGAGGCGTGGGGCCTTGGGTTCTGTCTAGGTAATGTTATCAAGTATGTGGCCCGCGCAGGTCATAAGGGTGACGCTCGTGAGGACCTACAGAAGGCGCTCTGGTATCTGACTAGGGAACTCAGCCGATATAAAGATTAATAGGGAGTGAGTTCCGCTTTAACGTGATGGAGAGATTATGCTTATCAATGCAGATTGTTTTGAAGCCCTTAAAGACCTCGCTGACAACAGTATTGAGGCGGTTGTTACTGACCCACCTTATGGACTAGGCGCTTGCACACCTGCTCAGGTCGCTGAGTGTTTGCAAGCTTGGAGCTCAGGCAAGACATGGAAGCCCAAAGGCTCAGGCTTTATGGGGAAGGCTTGGGACGCTTGGGTACCACCTCCTGAGCTGTGGCGTGAGGTGCTCAGGGTGCTCAAGCCAGGGGGTCACGCTCTTGTGTTTGCAGGGTCACGCACTCAGGACTTGATGGGTATGAGCTTGAGGCTTGCAGGCTTTGAGATGAGGGACGTGATTCAATGGCTTTATGGGTCGGGCTTCCCTAAGTCTCATGATGTGAGTAAAGCATTGGATAAAATGGGGGGGCGTCAATACGAGGCTGTCCCAGCTTCTGGGGTTGGTTTTATGAATTCTGAGGGTGAAGGATGGAATTTATGTCACAATCAACTAATTCCAGTGTCAGAACAGACAGAGGAGGCCAAACAATGGGAAGGATGGGGAACAGCCCTCAAGCCCGCCTATGAGCCCGCGCTTTTAGTGCGTAAGCCTCTAAGCGGTACTGTGGCACAAAATACGCTTGATTATGGGTGTGGTGGGTTGAACATTGATGGGTGTAGGATTGAGACTAGTGACGAATTAGGTCGGGCCTCGGGCGGATGGTTAAAGGGGGGTCTTGTTGGTGGACAGTCTCCGAGGTGGAATAGTATCGGCACGACCAAAGAAGGTGGCAGATGGCCCGCAAATGTCATCCTAGACGAGCAAGCTTCAGAGCAACTAGAACAGCAAGCGGGATCATCACGCTTCTTCTATACAGCCAAGCCAAGCGCAAGTGAGCGCCACGCAGGGATAAGAGCAGAGGGTGAGCGCGCCAACGTACACCCCACAGTCAAGCCCATCGACCTCATGAGATACCTGATCAGGCTCGTCACCCCACCTCATGGGACTGTGCTTGACCCATTTATGGGCTCAGGCTCTACAGGGTGCGCGGCGGCGCTTGAGGGTGTGAGCTTCATAGGGATAGAGCGTGAGCCTGAATACTTCGCTATAGCTCAACAGCGTGTAGCTTATTGGGGCGGTGATGTTGAGGCGCTTGAGTACCCACCAGAGTCAAAGCCTGAGCAATCTGACACGCTCCCTTTGTTTGATTGGCTTGATGGTTGAAATATATTTACTGTCTCAGGTGTTTCACTTGGGTAGAGGCTGACAAGCCCCACCTCTACATGAGGCGCTACAAGGCCACATGCACAGATGAGGGTGAGCTTGACTTGAGCGTCTTTAAAGCTCAGGGTGCATGGCCACAGACAAGGCTTGACAACTCAGCGCTTTATGCTGACACTAAAGCTGACGTGATGGAGAAGCTCGACGATTGATGGAGGATAGAACCGCCTGACATCTCAGAGGCTTCATGAGAAAGCTAGACTACCAAGCTGACCAAGAGGAAGCGCCTCGCCATATGCGAGCGCTTCACCCTCGTTTCTCTGTGAGAGGTATCACAGGGACTCAGCTTAGCGGTGGAATGATCTCAGGCTATGAGCGCAACGCCTCACTCACAGGGCTCAATTGGGTGAGGGAGGCTGAGGACATGCTGAGGACTGACCCTGTGGTCAGGCGCTCATGGCATATGCTACGCCAAACCCTCCTCTCAGCAACTTGGCGCTTTGAGTCTGCTATGGAGGGCGATGCTGTCTGTGATGAGCTCGCCCGTTTTGGCAATGAGGCGTTTGGTCTTGATGGCTACGCTGGGCAGATGGCCCAAAGCTTTGAGGAACAGCTCAGCTATCTCCTTGAGTTTGTCCCCCTTGGTTATCGCTACGCTGAGGAGGTCTACAAGGTTGGACCTGACTATGAGGGCAAGGTTAAAGTCTGGCTTGACCTCTACGCTGACCGTGAGCCAAGCGCTCACTTGAGGTGGCTCAGCCGTGACAACCAACAGCTTGATGGAGTGCTTCAGCATGTGGTGGGCGTGGGGAAGGTTCCTGAGCCTATCCCAGCCAACAAGCTCCTTCTCCTCACCCTCAACCGTACAGGCTCTAACTTTGAGGGCTCTGGTATGTTGCGCCCTGTGTGGTGGTGGTGGCGTACCAAACAGAAGGTGTCAAACCTCATGTGTGTTGGTGTTGACCGCTGGGCGGTCCCCACACCAAGGGTCAAGGTGGACAGGTCAGTGGCGGAACTCCAAGGTCTGACTGACTCAGACATCAACGCCATGATTGATGAGGCTGAGGCTCAGGCTCAGGCGTTCCTTGCAGCTGAGCAAAGCTATCTCATTGATAACCCTGTAGTGAGCTTTGACCAATACGCCGCTACGCCTAACCTCTACGCTCAAGGCCCGCTTGATATTATCCGAGAGTGTGACAATCAAATCAGCCAAGCCTTCCTGGCTCAGTTCGCCAACCTAGGCATAACTGACACAGGA